TACATTAAGAATAGCTCTACAAAAAGTATATGCAGCAACATATGCTAAAAGAGAAGGAGTAGATCATTTTATATTTGTAGATACATCTAAAAATTTTGGTAGTTTTATGTCTGTATCACCAGAGCAACTGATAAACTACATAGGAGAGAATCCTAAATCTTTTTCCAATCCAATTAATTTAAGTAATGGATTAGCACCCCAAGTATTTAGGGGAGGAATAAAATAGTTATGAGCAGAGATATAAAAAAAATAATAGCACAAGAGTATATCAAGTGTGCTAAAGATCCAGCGTACTTTATGAGAAAGTACTGCCACATTCAACACCCTACTAGGGGTAGGATCTTATTTAATCTATACCCATTTCAAGATAAAATTCTTAACCTATTTAAAGACGAACAGTATATTATTACTCTTAAGTCTAGACAGTTAGGTATCTCAACCCTAGCTTCAGCATACAGTTTATGGTTAATGCTATTTCATAAAGATAAAAACGTTCTTGCTTTAGCTACTACTCAAGCAACTGCTAGAAACCTAGTAACCAAAGTTATCTTTATGTATGATCAATTACCTAAATGGTTAAGACTGGCTTCTACTGAGAAGAATAAATTATCTTTAAGATTAAAAAACGGATCTAAAATAACAGCTAAATCATCTTCACCAGATGCTGCAAGATCAGAAGCGGTATCATTACTATTAATGGATGAGGCTGCATTTATAGAGAACGTAGATGAAACGTTTACTGCAGCACAACAAACTCTAGCTACTGGTGGTCAATGTATGGCTCTATCAACTCCTAACGGTGTTGGTAACTGGTTCCATCAAACATGGGAAAAAGCTGAATCAAGAGAAAATAGTTTTCTACCTATCAGATTACCATGGACAGTACATCCTGAAAGAGATCAAAAATGGAGAGATCAACAAGACTCAGACCTAGGCCCTAGAATGGCAGGTCAAGAGTGTGATTGTGATTTCTTAGCTTCCGGTGATACAGTATTCGAACCAGAGGATATGACTTTCTATGAAGAAACTTATGAAAAAGAACCTCTTGAAAGAAGAGGGGTAGACGGCAACTTATGGGTATGGGAAGGTGTAGACTACAGAAAAGATTATATGGTAGTAGCCGATGTGGCTAGAGGGGACTCAACAGATTACTCTGCCTTCCATGTATTTGATATTGACCAATGTGTACAGGTAGCTGAATACAAAGGTAAACTTTCACCTAAAGACTTTGGCAACGTACTAGTAGGTATAGCATCAGAATACAATGATGCCTTACTTGTATGTGAAAATGCTAATATCGGATGGGCGACTATAGAACAGTTGCTAGAAAGAGAATATAAGAACATATACTATAGCTCAACTGCTCAAATGGAATCAGTAGAGTCGTATATGCATAAGTATGAAAGAGATAAGTTAGTACCTGGGTTTACTATGTCGGCCAGAACTAGACCTTTGGTAATAGCTAAGATGATAGAATACATAAGAGACCATGGAGTTACTATACAATCTAAAAGACTTATGTCTGAAATGAGAGTGTTTATATGGAAAAACGGTAAAGCACAAGCACAGGATAGATATAACGATGATTTAATTATATCATGTGCAACTGCCCTATATGTTAGAGATACAGCACTTAGATTAAGACAGCAAGGTATGGATTTAGCCAGAGCACAATTATCATCATTTAACAATTTAAATGCTAAAAACCAAGCTGTTATGAGAAATGTTGGTAATATGAGAGAAAATCCTTATCTTTATAAGACAGCCCGTGGTGAAGAAGATCTACGTTGGCTTTTAAAATAACACTATTTATATATATAAATTCAAATAGATGGCAGATAAATCCTTATTTGGTAGATTAAGAAGACTCTTTTCAAACGATGTAGTAATAAGAAACATCGGTGGAGACCAGTTAAAAGTAGCTGATGTTAATCAGATTCAATCTACGGGTAGATACCAAACAAACTCATTAGTAGATAGATTTAGTAGATTATATATCTACAATAACAGAAATATCTTCAACCCTAACCTTAATTATCAAACATTAAGGATTCAATTATATTCTGATTATGAAGCAATGGATACAGATCCTATCATAGCTTCTGCATTAGATATTATAGCTGATGAAGCTACTATAAAAAATGATCAAAATGAGATTTTAGCTATAAAATCATCAGACGAAAATATTCAAAGAGTTTTATATAACCTTTTCTATGACGTATTAAATATAGAATTTAATTTATGGTCATGGACTAGAAATATGTGTAAGTATGGAGACTTCTTCTTAAAGTTAGAAGTAGCTGAGAAGTTTGGAGTATACAATGTACTACCATATACAGTTTACCATATGATTAGAGAAGAAGGAACAGACCCAGAGAATCCGGCTAAAGTAAACTTTAGATTAGATCCAGACGGTTTAGCATCTTCTCAACACCCTAACTACTTACCAAAAAGAAGAGACGAATCAAAAGTAGTAGAATTCGATAACTATGAAATTGCACACTTTAGATTAATCTCAGATACAAATTACCTACCTTACGGTAGATCATATTTAGAACCAGCTAGAAAGATTTTCAAGCAAGTAACTCTTATGGAAGATGCGATGTTAATTCACCGTATAATGAGAGCTCCTGAAAAGAGAATGTTCTATATAAATGTAGGTTCTATACCACCACAAGAGGTAGAGCAGTTCATGCAAAAGACTATCAATCAAATGAAAAAGACTCCTTACTTAGGAGAAGATGGTCAATACAACCTTAGATTCAATATGCAGAATATGATGGAAGACTTCTATCTACCTGTTAGAGGAGGTGATACTTCTACTCGTATTGAAACTACTAAAGGTTTAGAGTACGATGGAACTAAAGATGTTGAATACTTACAAGCTAAAATGTTTGCAGCTCTTAAGATACCAAAAGCATATTTTGGATTTGAAGGAGACCTTCAAGGTAAAGCAACTCTAGCAGCAGAAGATATAAGATTTGCAAGAACGGTAGAAAGAATACAAAAGATAATGGAATCAGAGTTAACCAAAATAGCTCTAGTCCATTTATATACGCAAGGGTTTACAGGGGAATCTTTAACTAATTTTGAAATTAGACTTACTACACCTTCAGTAATATTTGAACAAGAGAAAGTAGCCTTATTAAAAGAAAAGGTAGATCTTGCTAATCAAATGAAGGATACAAAATTATTCTCTACAGATTACATATATGAATCAATATTCGATTTATCAGAAGATAAGTATATGGAAATGAGAGAACTTGTAAAAGAGGATAGTAAGAGGATGTTTAGACTGGCTCAAATTGAGGCAGAAGGAAACGATCCTGCTAAGTCTGGAGTAACATACGGTACACCACATGATTTAGCTTCTATGTACGGTAGAAGATCGGTTGCAACTCCGAAAGGTGGGGAACCAGCAGCTCTTCCTACAGGATACTCAGAAGTAGAGGATAAAGACACAGAATGGGGACAACCAGGACCAGAAGGTGGAAGACCAAGAGAAAAAGCTTCTGTCTATGGAACTAACGATAATCCACTAGGAGGACGTGATCCACTAGGGGTTCATGGTATGCATGGAGGTTATCCATCCGACAATGAAAATGTAATGGAAAACATTACTACCCAAGCTGTCTATCATAAGAATAAAGAATCACTCAAAAATATTGTATTTGAAAAAGAAACTGAATCTGAATCAGATCTTCTTAATGAAGAGAACATTAAAGATTTAGGAAATTAATACATATTTATATATAGTAAACGTGTATAATGAAGATAAAACATTCAAAATTCCGTAATACGGGACTCATATTTGAATTGTTAGTAAAACAAATTGCATCAGATACCTTAAATAATAAGGATTCTGAAGCTATTTCTATAATTAAGAAAAATTTTGCTAACAAATCTACTCTTTCTAAAGAGTATAAACTGTACGAATTTATAAGTAGAAACAGAAATGTTTCTCAATCTAAGGCTGAAGCTATAGTATCAACTATAACTGAAGTATCTAGAAAATTAGATCAAAAAGTTCTTAAAAAACAAAAATATGATCTAATATCAGATATAAAAGAAAGCTATAATATAGAAGAATTCTTTGCAATTCAAATAAGAGATTATAAACCATTCGCTGCACTTTACTGTTTATTAGAGGCTCAAAACAATAATAATTTAGTTGATCCACAAATGTTAATTAACAATAAGACAACTATATTAGAGCATTTAACTTCACAACCTCAAGTAGAGGAAGACGTGAAAGATACACTGGTAGAAGAATATTCTAGATACGATAAGGATTTAAAGTTACTAACTTTTAAAATCTTACTAGAAAAATTCAACGACAAGTATAAAGATCTATTACCAGAACAAAAAAGGATCTTAAAAGAATTTATTACATCGGTTAATTCCGGTACACGTTTACGTAATATAGTTAATAAAGAGTTAGAAACATTAAGTAAGTTAGTTAACGAGCTAGCTGCTAAAGTTGATAACCAGGTTGTTAAAATTAAACTAGATGAGGTTTCTAAGGCTATTAAGCCTGTTTCTAACAAGGAAAAAATAGATGACAATCACCTAGTTAAGTTGATGCAGTACTACGAGCTAGTTAACGAGCTAAATAAGGTATGACAAGATCAAATCTTGTAAAGCTAGTAAGAGAAGTAATGCAGGAATTGGATGAAGCCAATGTAACTGGTGGATCCGCAACATTTACTCCTGGAACCGGAGCACAGTATGCAACACCGCATGCTTTTGGCAAAGGTAAAAGGGCTAAAAAAACATTAACAAAAATTGGCTGGAAACAGCAACAGCGACCTAAAAGACCGTCGCACACTAAAATGTTTGATTACTTATGAGAACAGTAACAGCTACAGAAAAATATAGAGCCGTCAACGAAGGTAGAATGGCAAAATCAGAATTTGTTCGTCAGATGAGACAACAATTTCCTCAATTTATAACACCTAACAATGCATACGATGACACTGTACAGATCTTAAAGACTAAACAGATGATATTTGAAGCTCCTGTTGTAAAAGAGGCTTTCGAAAATATGTCAGTGTACGCTGATAGACCTGCTCTGAACTATCCCTTAGACGTATATGAAAGAGGTATCGCAATTGAATTGCAATCAGCAGGAATAGAGGTTCATGATAAGTTTAACATCAAAGGAGAGGATTTAGATAAGGCTTCTAAAAAAGCTAAAGCTAACCTAGATAAAGATCCTAACCACTACATTAACCTTATGGCTGGTGAATCTGCAAAAGTAGACAAGCACGATAGAGAAGAAGAAATTAAAAGAGGAGAAGGTAAAATTGACGTATTTAATGGTATGAAAAAAGCCGACCTTAAAGAAGCAAAAGTAATGCTTAAAGAAGGTAAGCTTGATGATCTAGCAGCTAAGTTAGGAGTTGATGTTGATAAACTTAAAAAAGCAGCTGACAAGATTAGAGACATGGAAAGAGAAAGAGCACAACAAGATGCTAAAAAATTAGCTGAAAAAGAAAAAGCAATGACTAACGATGTAGTTGAAGAAGCTCCTGAAATGTCACTAGAAGAAAAAAAATTAGCAATAGGTGCAGTAGTCGATATTATAAAAAAGAAATACCCAAATATTTCACAGGATATAGCTCTTGATTTTATTAAGACTCATTATAACGATTTAATAAACGGTGTAGATCCTATAGCTGAATTTGAAGAGTATGTATCAGTTAATACTGATTATGTACATGAAGCAGAAGTTGAGGAAAAGAAAGGAACTGACCATGACGGTGATGGAGACATCGATGGAGATGATTACAAGCATGCTAAAGATAAAGCTATTAAAAAAGCAATGGGTAAAGATGAGCAGTTAAAAGAAGCTATAAAATCTATTATTAAGAAAACTTTAAAAGACAGTATATTAAACGAAGCTGCTACTAATGGATTAGCTGCTCTATCAGATCAGTACGATGATCTAAAAGGATTTAAGACAGCTGTAATCGATTTACAAAACCTTGTTACTGAGATTGAATCATTCAATGACAGAATGAGGGATAAAATACAAGGTGTATTTAATAAAACAGGAGATATTGAA